GGGGTGTATACCCAAAGTTCAATTGTAAAACTTCCCGATCCCAATGCACCCATCGAAGAATTAGATAAATAATCCGTCGTACCATTAAAGTATCCGCTCCATCCCGTTTGCGAGAACGGTGTGAACGTACCCTGTGCCGGTGTACCTGTTCTAGTTACTGCAAAGTTATTAGTACTACTATCTCTAAATTGATTGTTATTCTGTGCTTGATTGTTTTGTAAGGTCAATAAACTTGTTGCTGAAGATGCAAAAGTTATGTTTACATTGGTTGTACTTGGGTAAGCAGCAGCAGAAGTTGCGCCTGCATTTGTAAGTGGTGCTAAAGTAGGGGGTGTGAATGCTCCGGTGTAAACTGCCGTGCCTTTGATAATGCGAACATTAGAGAGATAACCAGTATAAAAATATATACCACTAGTATATGGCTGAAATCCAATACCCAATTGCTGTACCGCGGAAAAATTAGTTGTATTACCAGTTACTGGAGTTGCATCGGATGCACCATTAACAAATAACCGTAAAGTTCCGGAACTTCTAGTTACAGTTATATGATTCCAAATATTCGCAACAAGATTATTAACTAATCCGCCAATTATTAAATCAGTATTAGTAGTTCCAAAGTACACTTTATTTGCATACCATTGCAGAGCCCAATCTGTTGTAGACGAGACGCTAGTACGATTAGATAAGAATGTGCCACGACTATTAAAGTTTGGAATATAAGCCCAGCATTCAATAGTAAAATCCCCTGTTCCATATGCCCATGTTGAACTAGCCGATACACTCAAATAATCCGTCGTACCATTAAACAATCCACTACCATAACCAGTATATGGTGAGGGTAAGGTAAAGGGCTGGGCTACAGATATACTGGGTGTGCCACTTGGTGTAAGAGTTGTCTGGTAAGTGGAATTATCTATAAAACAATAGCTTTGTAAAGTTAATAAACTTGTTGCCGTTCCAGTAATAGCCGCTATGTTAGTACCCGCACTTTGTGTAGCCGATAATGGTGCAGTTGATGGAGTGAATGCTGCAGTGTAAACTGCGGTACCTTTTACTATACGAACATTAGATAGGTAGCCTGTAAAGTATCCAGTACTATATCCAATATTAAGTATACTACTTACATTATAATTAGTAGCATCTGCTGTACTGCCCTGTTGTACACCATCAAAGTATACTTTTAAGGTTCCAGTGCTTCTAACATATGCTACATGATGCCAAAGACTATTTGATATAGCAGAACTTGATACTATTAAAGTATCTGTTGTATTCCTAGCACTCTGCCAGTAAATGCTGCCATTATATAGGGAAATCTGCCAATTACCTGCCGCTGTACCTCCAACTAGAGATAATAACTGACTATTTGCACCTGCAGTGTTAATCCAAAATTCTACAGTATAGTCACCTGTTCCAAACTGCCAATTAGTACTTGCAGGAATACTCAAATAATCAGTACTACCATTAAACGACCCACTATAATAACCAGGTTGCAATGGATTATTCGTGTTGGCACTAGTTGCACCCACTGGACTTATGTCAAATGTATTTGTACTAGCATCAGAAGTAAATGGTGTTACATCACCATTCAATAATAAAACTGTAGTATTAAAGTAGGGATCATTTGCGGCAATACCAACTGCTAGGACTGAAACTAGTGTTGCAAAAGAAGTTAAATGAAGCATCTTACCCGTAAGATGATAATTGTCCAAACACCGTCCAGGCTCCACTAACTCTTAATAAAGTAAATGCTACAATATCAATTTTACTAGCATTGCCTGTAGGCACAGTAGATGCAACCCACTTAATAGTTTGTGCTGCACCATCTATTTGTAATACATTTGGAATGTATGGTGTTCCACCTTGATTTAATATCAATACAACCATTATCGTTCTATTATCAGTAGTAGGAACATTGGTTATATTCGCTGTAAAATTTGCTGCAATACTAGTATGATAAAAAAAACCACCAATACTTAAATTGTGAGTGACTGTTCCAGTAGCTCCAGTTAAACTATTAATAATATCAGTTGTTTGCTGGGTCGTTGTTAATCCAGCAACAGTTAACGCAGAAACAGATACAGATGATGACCATACAGAAGGCAATGATGAATCTTGACTTACTAATAGTTGTCCAGAAGAACTTGCAGGAGCAGGTGTAATTGGAACCCAACTTACAACACCACTGATTAATGATCGTTGATATAAAACACTAGTAGTAGAATTATACCACTCATCACCAATGGCCGCGCTAGTAGGAGCAGTAGCCGATATAACATATTGAATACTGCTTCTACTTGACATTTATATAATCCAATTAAGCTTGAGCTTCAGTCCAAGAAATACGGGCATTAATGGTATTTGTTCCACCTAATGCAGTCGCAACTACTGTAACTATATCTGGACCGTCAGGAAATAAACCAGCATTACCAGTAGGAACAGTTAATGTAGTACCACCACCTAAAATACTATTACTAAGGTCTCGTACCAAGTTCAAATCCGTCGCAGTTGCACCCGTCAAGTTAGTAAAGAAAGAATATATACTTTCTCCACCAATAATAGCCACATTAGATGTATGGAATGCTATCTGAGCCAAACTTGAGCCGCCTGCTGGAATGAATGTTCCACTTGCTGGTTTTCCATTAAGAACTAGTTCAATTCTAAATCCAGCACCTGATGTAAATGAATCCATTCCGCGTGGTGTTAACTGCATTCTATTTATAATTTCTCTTACTCCGAGCAATCCAGTTAGTCCATTATCTACTGAAGGGGCTAATCTAATACTCATTAATGCATATCTTCCATTAGCAGCTTGATTAGTCAAAACTGTATTCATGCCAGCATTGAATACAAAGCTCTTATCATCATCAAATTTACCATCCATTATAACAGAACTACCCCAATGATTTATGGTACTAGCACAAGTTGGACTAGTCAATTCAACCTGAATAGGAGCAGTAGCTGAGTAAGTAAATGTGGTAGCAGCACTGCCACCAGCGACCCCGCGAGTTAAGCCAGTTATTGTTGTACTTGTTTTTCCTGTATAAGTTATATATTCAATAACTGCAGAAGTAGCTGCAGCTTGAGTTAACACCACAGTACCTGCAGTAGGCCATAATGAAGTATCAGAAACACTCATGCTTGCTGTTGTAGCACTTGACAAAGTTGCTGTCAAATAACTTGATACTGGCACAGTAGTTGTTTCATACCTAGCTGGCAAGTTACCTGACCGCATGTATGCCTCATAGTTCACATTATTATTTGGCATTCTATGGCAATATATTATTTCGCCACGGTTATTTTTAAATCCAAATCTAATAGCACCTGCACCATACCAAGTATAATCTATATAAAACATTTGCATCTTGGATAAGTCAAGATTCGTCAAGCTAGAACCAGTGCCGTCCATTTTATCAATGTTCCACGCACTTTGTGGAGACCTGACATTAATTGTTTTAGAAACCTGGCAAGCAGCCGCAGTTACTCCTCTGTATTCTGGATAGATATACATCTGTGTATCACTAGTAATTTGTTGTACTAAGTAACTGCTTCCACGAATGACTACAAAATCACCAGGTTTTAGTTCACTAGAAAATTTTGTAATAGTTCCGACTACACTTTGACTGGCATTAGTAGCTAATGAAATACCAGAAAGTTGTCTTACACTATTTCTACGAACAGCATATAATGTTTGACCGTCATATTCAAAATAAAATCCATTTTGACTATCAAACATACCAATTCGGTTACTGCCACCATACCAGGTATTTGGTGTAACATATAGTGGGAATCCAAATGCAGGACTTGCAGCCGGTACACTTAATGCAGTGTAAGTGAAAGTAATAGGATTGGCAGCAGTTACCACAGTAAATGTTCCATTGTATGCAGTATCAGCCAGTCCAGTTGCTGCAACTGTCGCACCTAATACATTAACCGTAGCGCCTGGTTGTAATCCATGTGCAAATTTTGTTGTTACGGTTACTGTAGTGCCACTTGATGTAATATTATCAACGGGAATAGTTGGTTTTAAACTACTGCCAGTACTAAACTGTATACCCTTACCTGATTGATATCTAAAATAGCGTCTTGTCTGGCGAATTACTTGATACCCGTGATATGGAGAAGCATTTGTGAATTGCACTCCGCCATCAAATGCTCTATGCTGAATATATCCCAATGATCTTGTATATAGGTTGGCATTAGCCTGTGTAGTGACCGTTCCTGAGCTTGATGGAATAGTAAATGTAAATGTATTATTTGTTGGAGTAGTTGCAACGATCCAACTACTATTAAGCCCAGAGACCCCAGTGGTAGCAACAACATAAATTCCATCACCAACTCTTAATCCATGTGCATTAGTAGTGGTCACAGTAGCAGTTACGGTTGATACTACTATCTGAGTAGTTCCCGAGCCCACTGGTATTACTGCACCTGTAAAGAAAGTGCCCATGTATACATAAGTTTTATTAACATCAAATAATGCTGCTGCAGGAGTATTAGTAACAGTGTATGAAAAACTAGTACTTCCAGTTACGACTTCAACGACCCACCATCCGTCAGCATTAGCATTATCTAATGTTCCTTGTACAAATATTGGAGTACCAACTGTTATGCCAGTTGTATTGGCGATAGCAACAGTTACAACTTTTCCTGAAGCGGTCACATTAGTGATTACATATGTACTACTACTTCCAGAAAATATTGGAGATGATGAAGTGCCGGTAATAGGTTGAGTTGGATCATAATATACACTGGGACGATTGTTTAATAAGCTCAAACTTTCCCATTTAGTACTTTGGATTCCGTATTCAAAGTCAGTATCAATCAAACTTTGTGGATTGCTTACTCTGAGTTTATCAACTGGATCACGCATTACTTCTGCTGGAGTAATCTCTTGATAAGTTTCTTCCGTCATAATTGATATTTTATCGCTTGCATTCATTGCAGCGGTATTATATGCAAAAACTATGGTGGTAGTTTCTTGTCCTGAGGTACTATCAACTGCGTTGACATAGCTTGAAGCTAATAATGAACTGTCAGAAAAGTTATATATTACTGTACCAGCAGTGGTATTGGTAATGAGCAACAATTGCTCTCTTCTGATATTCTTACCAGTTACTACCAGTGTTTTTGTTGCTGGGGTAAATGTATAACCTTCTAATATTACATGTTTTGCCATTATTAAACTCCGAATGCGATTGTAGCCGCTGAATATGGGTATTTTATCTTCTGTCTTGCTATACTAGCGGGCCTATAAATTAAAGTTGCGCTATCACCAATAAATGGTGCATTATAAATGATTACATTTCCAGCAACAACTCTAAATCCTCTAAACGAATCATATGGTGTTATCCACGGATAAGTTATTGAATCTACATATGGTGCTAGTCGTTGTCCATTAATAACTACTTCCAAATCTTTACTATCAACTATATTATTTATGACAGTTTGATCTTGTTTTAGTGGGAACACTGTTTTGTATCCATCAAACTGATTTGATATATCATTTAATACTATTGGAACTGAATACCCAGCAGTCCCAGTAGAAAATCCAGTATCAGTAACGAAAGGAAAATTAGCCATTCTGTTATTCAGTTATTGCAGGAACAACTATTTCAATCCAAGCTAGTGTATCTTCATCCCATCTATACATTTTACCATCAGTTGGCATTGGAGTAGGTGGTTCCCATTGGCAAGTATCTTCTACTAATGTCCAGCTTGGAAATGGTTTAGGTGGAATGAAAGCATCTAGTGAGCTATCATATGCGTATCCGATACCTGCATAGTTTTTACGAAGTGGAGTACCGCCAAGTCTATGTTGACCGGCAAAAGTATTATAACTTGTTTGAATCCAAGTTGATGGACTACCGACTAGACCGGTGTTGATAAAATCTTGTTCAGCTACGATGACCTGAACTACCTGATTAGCTTCATTAATTTGTGCAAAATGACCCATGTTAAGTGTCTCCTTATTGTCTATTTATTTGAATTAATTTTTATATGTTAAAAAGTTATTGAACCTGATGTTGTCCAGTTGTAAATACGATACGATCCATTATTTGTAATAGTGGGAGAGCCGGTAGTTGATATAGCAGCAGCGTATGCAGTAGAATACCTTAAAATTACAACGCCGCCGCCGCCGCTACCACCTGATCCGCCCCCGCCGCCTTTACCGCTTTGCCCATTGGATGCTGTGTTATATGCAGTATTGTAACCAGTACCTCCGCCACCTAATCCACCGTAACTATCATTAATGAATAAAACTACGCCAGGATAACCTGAGGAGCTACCGCCACCTGCATAGGTAGTAGTTGTTCCACTTATATCGTAAGTTTTTCCAAGCCCACCTACTGGTCCGTTTGTTCCATTATAATTACCACCTGCGCCGCCCGCGCCGCCGCCGCCGCTGCCGTATGGCTGAGAGCTGCCTGAATCTCCACCTTTATTGCCCCAACCTGTGGTTGCATATGTATTTAAACCATCGTATGTAGCTACTGGTTGTATGCTAGCAGCACCTGTATATCCAGAATACCAACTTCCGCCGCCAGAGCCACCTGTCTGTACGTCTCCTAATGCACCTGAACCACCACCTATTGCCGTTAATGTTCTACCTGCGCTTGTATTAGCCACTACTGAATTGTTACCTTTGGCTGTAGCGGTGCCACTTAACGAAGATCCGCCGCCGCCCACTGTTATAACATAAGTTGAACCAACAATAACCGGAAAAGAAGTTATATAGATCAATCCGCCCGCGCCGCCGCCGCCGTAACCGCCAGCCCCGCCAGAGCCACCTGTACCTCCACCTGCTACCACTAATATATCTATAGATGCTGTTGCAGGTAGTGAATTAGCATAAGGAAACCATGATGTTCCAGTCCATACTTCAGCGGCAGATAAAGTTGTATTCCATCGTGAATTACCCACCGTTGGAGTTGGTGGGCGTTGAACTGTATTTCCGCTGGGCAATGCCAAATATCCAGTGCTTGTAGTGGGAGTATCATATGATGCTACTGTTGTTGCAGTAACTGTCGCTCTCCAGGATGTGCCATTCCATATCCAAGTTTTTGAACCTAAGGTATAGGTTTGATTCAATGTGGGACTTGCTGGTAAAGTTATTGCCATTTTATTGATACCTATATCTAATTATTACTATTCCTGAACCACCGGAACCACCAGTTCCACCGCTATTACCATAGTTAGCACCAGAGCCACCTCCTGTATTTGCTGTAGCATTTGTACTTTGTCCATTGGTTCCTGTATATCCAGCCGTTCCACCACCGATACCTGCAGGGCCACTATTATAGCCTCCGCCACCACCGGCATAATAAACAGAAGAACCCGATATTGCATATGGAAGTCCTGCGCCGCCCGCAGCAGCGCCGCCACCGCCACCACCTACCGCGCCTGCTCCACCACCACCACCACCATCACCTGCACCACCATTATTACCTTGCCCAGCAGTACCTGCACCACCAGCACCGCTACTATTACCACCACCACCAGATCCACCATTACCACCCGAGCCTTGTCCAGCTCCTGAACCATATCCGCCACCTATCGCAGTAATAGTTGTGATTCCCGAACCAGATATAATTGAGTTAATTCCTGGATTTCCTACCATTCCAGTACCAGTACCTACTTTTGCTGCACCGCCAGCACCTACCGTAATTACATAACTACCCGCTGGTATAGCTTGGATTGTTGCGTAAATTAATCCTCCAGCACCACCACCACCAGGACCACCAGCACCAGTGCCATTATATCCACCGCCGCCACCGCCGCCAACTACCAGATAATCAATAGTCCCACCAACTGGTACTGATGTAGGAGTGAAAGTTCCACTGGTTAAGAAAGTATGAATAGCATAATTGCCACTGTATGTAACTGTTGCATTTGCACTAGTAGCAGTAAACAATCCAATGTAAGTTAAATTAAACCAATTAGTATTGTAATAGACTTCAACATAGTTAGTATCACTGTTGATTCTCATATTACCTACTGTGGGAGGACTAGGCCGTTGTGCAGTATTACCACTGGGCAATGGATTAGCAGAAGCACCAGTTGGACCTGCCGTAGTAACGACTGACTCTAACCAAACATTACCTGTTCTAATAAGCAAAGTACCATCAGTTGTATCGTACCACATTTGGCCTTCAACTGGAGAAGTTGGAGCAGTAGTGCTAACTGTAGTAGCTGCCGCGGAAGACCCACCACTAAGCCAAGATGCACCATTCCAGGTCCAGGTTTGACCACCTGTTGTAGTAGTTTGATTTACTGTAGGACTGCTTGGAAATGATAATGCCATTTTATTGATACCTATATCCGATTATTACTAAGCCTGATCCACCTAATCCACCTGACTCAGGAGTTACTCCGCCGCCACCACCGCCACCGCCCGTGTTTACTGGAGCGGAAGAGTACCCGTAATATCCGCCGCCACCTTTGCCACCAGTTCCATAGTTAATGTTTGAATTACTATTGCCGCCGCCGCCGCCAGCTATATAATATACTCCACCTGAACTAACTCCGGAACTGGTAGCTGCTAGTAATCCACCTAATGCAGAATCAGCAAGTCCTACTCCACCATATGCATATACTGCACTATTTGCGCCGAACGCAGTAGATGATCCGTTACCTCCAGCACCTCCAGCACCGCCGCCGCCAGAAGTACCTGCATAATCGTTTCCGCTTCCACTATTCCCAGCACCTGCCCCACCATTATATCCCTGACCAACTGTACCCAATGCAATAGATGTTGTGTTAGATGCGCCTCCACCACCAGATCCTCCAGCAGAACCACCAACTCCAGTCCAAGAACCACCACCCCCACCGCCAATAGCAGTTTGTGTTACTATACCTGCGCCGGTCATTGTTGTATTTGATCCATTAGCCCCAGGAACATTTGCGGAACCCCCAGCTGTTCCGCCACCTCCGATTACTATCGTGATAGCCCCAGTTGCTGCAGTAAATGTGCTATTGTATATAGCACCTCCGGCTCCGCCGCCGCCACCCACATCAAATCCACCTGCACCGCCACCAGCGACAGCTAATATTGAAATTGTGCCACCCACTGGTGATGCAGTAACTGTAAACGCGCCAGAAGATAAGAATGTATGATATTTATAATTACCAGATGTAGTTATAGTTCCACCTGTTGCTGCAAACACACCAATATAAGTCAGATTAAACCAATTAGTATTGTAATAGACTTCAACATAATTTGTTTCACTATTAACTCGCATCGTTCCTGTAACAGGAACAACAGGGCGTTGTGCAGTATTACCTACTGTTAACACACCAGCAGTGGCACTAGTCCCAGTAGCACCCGCCGGACCCGCCGGACCCGCCGGACCCGCCGGACCCGCCGGACCTACAGGTTGTAACCATTGAGTGTTAGTACCACTATCATAATAAGTAAGCAAAGTACCAGTAGAACTGTTCAACCATAATGCTCCATTTGAAGGTGCGGCTGGTGCAGAGGACGATACTGTCGCTCCACTTACTAATCCACCAGCTACACTGTTCGCATTAAATTTTTTGATTGGCATCTAGATTAAACTTTCACGTAGGTTCGGTGTATTTTAACTGTATTTACAGTACCAACACCAGTACCATAAATATTCACCGTATTTGATGAAATATTGGCACTAAATGACATTATTTGCGCCGTTCCGGTGTAAACTGTGGCATAAGTTACTAGTTGAGGAGTGACACCATCATGTACTAGCATTGCTTCAGTTGCTTGATAACTTGTTGCTCCTGTAACAGATATAATATATTTGGCAGTTCGGTAAGTTGATGTACTAAAACTATCTATACTATAAGCTACATTGGCAACTGTAATACCAGATGGGTCAGCTACTAAAGCATTTGTACCCAATGTATTATTGAAACTTTGAATAGTAATATCAGACGAAACATCAGGTGCGCCAGTGAATGTTAATAATGTACCAGCTATAGTGAAGTCTACATCAGGTATTTGATAGATACCATCAACAAACACCATCATACTGCGACTACTTACCGCATAACCAGTTAAAGTATATGAAGTAGCAACACCATTGCCAGTGAATCTATTTACAAAGCCGTCTCTTGAACTCCAATTACCAAAACTACGAACACCAACAATAGAACTGACAGTAGGGGCCGAAGTAAATACTAAACTTAGACCATTTATGTTGTAATTTGTTACGGGTGCTTGAATAACAGTATCAACTGTTACTAGAATATCGGTTGCTGTTACATAATCGCTTAAAGTGAATGATGTTTGAGAGCCATTTGCAGTAAACAATTGATTGATTAATGGTGTTGCAACTCCGGAATAGCCAGCACTAGCAGCTTGTACTGTTATTTCTGATCCGATGGAGGGTGCTGTATCAAATATTAGCCAACTTGTATTGGCAGTGAAGTTTGTATTTGGTGTTTGATAAATGCCGTCTACAAAAACAATTAACTGAGTTGCATCTAATATGCCGCCATACCCGCCAAAGTTGAATATTTTTCGTGAAGCATCGCCCGTAAATGTCTGCGCAAAGCTTGAAGTTGTTCCACCGTTGATATTACCTGCAGTGATTGAAGTTGTACCAGACCCTGTAATTGTTACTGTTACATTACTACCGGATGTTGTTGCAGTTACAGCAGTACCAACAAAATTAATACTAGACAATGCACTAGTTAAGGTACTACCTTCGTCCTGAACTATGATATTAGCTGATCCACCCCCACCAGAACCTGCAGGACCTGTTGCACCTTGAATACCAGTAGCACCAGTCCCTGAAACCGTTACTGTTACATTACTACCGGATGTTGTTGCAGTTACAGCAGAACCAACAAAGTTAATACTATATAATGCACTAGTTAAGGTACTACCTTCGTCCTGAACTATGATATTAGCTGATCCACCGCCGCCAGCACCTGCAGGACCAGTAGCTCCTTGTAAGCCGGTAGCACCAGCAGTACCTATACCTGTTGCACCAGTAGAACCAACATTACCTTGAATGCCTGTAGGACCAACATTACCTTGAATGCCTGTAGGACCAACATTACCTTGAATGCCTGTAGCACCTGTTGCACCAACATTACCTTGAATGCCTGTAGCACCTGTTGCACCAATATTACCTTGAATGCCTGTAGAACCTGTTGCACCAACTGGTCCTGTATTGTAATATGGTGTACCATTTGAATAGAAATAGCTACCGGAATATACTGCGTTAGTAATTACATTACCTGCAACTCCGATACCGCCAGATACTATTAATGCACCGGTAGTATTTGAAGTTGATGCTGTTGCACTTTGTACTTTTATAGGGTTAGTAGTAGTCCAAGATAATAACCCATCATAATTCCAGGTAACACCTGATCCGCTATCAGATAGCGGAACGGTGCTTGATGAAACAACACTACCGCTTTGCACTGTATAAGTAAATGCATTTGATGATTCGTCAACAAACGGGGTCACGCTATGCGCTACTAATAATTGAGTGTTTGTGATTATACCTGGTGCAATAGCAGGCTGTGCAAAATTTGCAGTATATACTGCTGTACCTCTAACTAACCTAACATTACTGATGTATCCTTGATAATAAGTGTAAGAATTAACTGTCCAATTAGATATATTGATACCCAACCACATACCATTTGGACCTGACAAATCTGGTCTTTGTTGAGATGGTGATATTGCACCCGATACTGAAACTGTAGTCCCAGCCACTCCATTTAAATAAATGGTTAAATTATTATTATATCTTACTAATGCAATATGTGACCACTGATTAAGAGTAAGAGTTGCGGCACCTGGATAGGAAACTGAATAACTAGTAGCACCTACAAAAATCACTCCACCTGAATTTGTTATCTGATATCCCAGATCATTATCATATGCTTGTCTATATGCACCATAATTTAATATATAGTAACTACCAGTTATAGAAGGTCTAGCCCATAATTCAACGGTGAAATCTTGGCCTGCCGCTATATTATATATTGAGTTGGTAGTACTAATTGCATATCCAGCAAAACTACTAGACCCAGAAAAAAACAAACTTTTATTATTATTAACAACAGTAGATGGAGTTCCTACTGCCAATCCTAGTCTAGCCGATATAGTATCATATGAATTTATTGCTCCGCCGATACCGAAACCACCAGTTACTATCAATGCACCAGAAGTAGTATTTGATGATGCAATAGCATTTGATGTTATTATTTGCTGGGTAGTATTACCAGAAAATGTTCCAGTAGCACCAGTAGAACCAACATTACCTTGAATGCCTGTAGCACCAGTAGAACCAACATTTCCTTGTATACCTGTAGCACCAGTAGAACCAACATTACCTTGAATGCCTGTAGCACCAGTAGAACCAACATTTCCTTGTATACCTGTAGCACCAGTAGAACCAACATTACCTTGAATGCCTGTAGCACCTGTTGCACCAATATTACCTTGTATACCTGTAGCACCAGTAGAACCAACATTACCTTGAATGCCTGTAGCACCAGTAGAACCAACATTACCTTGAATGCCTGTAGCACCTGTTGCACCAATATTACCTTGTATACCAGTAGCACCAGTAGAACCAACATTACCTTGAATGCCTGTAGCACCAGTAGAACCAACATTACCTTGAATGCCTGTAGCACCTGTTGCACCAATATTACCTTGAATGCCTGTAGCACCTGTTGCACCAATATTACCTTGTATACCAGTAGCACCAGTAGAACCAACATTACCTTGAATGCCTGTAGCACCTGCGGGTCCAGTATTATAGTAAGGAGTTCCATTTGAATAGAAATAGCTACCGGAATATACAGAAGTAGCAGTTATATTTCCTGCAACTCCAACGCCACCTGTAACTATTAATGCACCTGATGTGGTAGAAGTAGAGGTTGTACTATTTGATATAGTGATAGAAGTGTTAGTGACATTATTACGGCTAGTTACTGTTTGTAATGTACTAGTGTCAGCTATGACGATTGAATTAACATTGGTCAGGCGTTGGTCAGCAGTGAGAGTTGATGGGAATGCTCTACTTGCTCCCCAAATTATGCGTACAGCACCGCCAGCACCGCCAACAGCAGCATTGTAGAAAGGTGCTCCACCACCGCCATACGCGCCCGGATAAGGATTTGATGCGTTATCACCGCCACTACCTCCATATCCAGGTGTTCCAACATTATTAGTTGTCCCAGGATTTGGTGTAGCTGCTCCACTAGTACCTTGTCCATATATACCTACGCCGCCGCCGCCGCCAGCAACGAAGTTACCACTTTTATACGCACCAGCGCCGCCACCGCCACCGCCGCCATTACCAGCAGTGCCACCACCACCACCATTATTTTGATAGCCACCGCCACCGCCATTACCAGAATATCCACCAGCGCCTGCGCCTCCGCCTAAGTAACTTGCGTTAGATCCTCCACCGGAGCCACCAGATCCTCCACCGTCACCAACATAGCCTCCACCAGTGCCTCCTACTCCAACAACGCCACCTGGGGAGCCTCCACCACCGTAACCAGCTACAGTACCGGTTGATATGAAATAACTATCTGACCCTGGACCTCGTGAATCTGTAGCTGCACCTGCACCAACAACAACAGTGTATGACTGTCCAGGGACAACAGTAATATTGTTTTTCCACCCTAGGCCGCCGCCGCCGCCGCCGCCGCCACTGGAGGTGCCGAGTAGATACGCGCAGCCGCCGCCACCGACTGCTACTACACTAACGCTAGTTACCCCTACTGGTGCTGTCCAAGTATAAGTTCCTGCTGAAGTATATGCTTGTTGACCTGTAGGTGGTGCTGAACCTGTTGTAATTAGTATATCAGCACCAGCTATTGATGAGGTGGAATAGTCAGCTAAATTTACTGCATTTAATAGTGGCGAACCATTCATGTAAGAATTGGTCGTGACATTGAGTAAGCCACCTACATATAAATTGCCAGCTATACCTGCACCACCGGCTACTATTAATGCACCAGAAGTAGTATTTGATGATGCAATAGCATTTGATGTTATTATTTGCTGGGTAGTATTACCAGAAAATGTTCCAGTAGCACCTGTTGCACCAATATTACCTTGTATACCAGTAGCACCTGTTGCACCAATATTACCTTGAATGCCTGTAGCACCTGTTGCACCAATATTACCTTGTATACCAGTAGCACCTGTTGCACCAATATTACCTTGAATGCCTGTAGCACCTGTTGCACCAATATTACCTTGAATGCCTGTAGCACCTGTTGCACCAATATTACCTTGTATACCAGTAGCTCCATTAGATCCTGCAGGGCCTGTATTGGAATACGGAGTACCATTTGAATAGAAATAGTTATTTGTATATACAGCACCAGCCGTTACATTACCAGTTACTGCTACACTAGATAGTGTACCGACTGAAGTAATATTTGGTTGTGCTGCAGTAGTTACTGTTCCAGCAGTAGCTGCTGCTAAATTTGCTACTGTAGTTGTAGACCTAACCGTGAATGGTGCAGTACCAGTAACAGCAGTTGATTGATATGATGCGGCTTTAATATTACCATATGCAGTACCAGTGAATACACCATTAACATCATCGCCACTTGCATAATATTCAAGTGATCCACTATCATTTGCCCATCCGAGGAATGCATGATTATCGCTACTTTTATAATAGTGGAATTTGATACCGATATCTCTGCCGTCATCGGCTGATAATGGAGCTAGATTAGCAAATGTATGTAGATCAATAATACTATCAGTAACAGTATAATTTTCTGATCCTATAGTAATAGTATTACCCTGAATAACTAGATTACCAGTAATTGTAGTATTACCGGTAACTCGTAGAGATGTTAAAGTACCGACAGAAGTAATATTTGGTTGTGCTGCAGTAGTTAATGGTCCTACGAATGAAGTAGCAGTTACTGTATTTGCAACTAGTTGATTTATAGTTCCGGGTACGCGAGTCCAGGCACCGATAGAACTATCATATTGATAAGTTATATTGTTAACAATAGATATATTACCATTACTCGGCGAGCTGGGAAAAGACATGTATAATTCCTTGTATTACTTATTTATCTAGTGCTATTTTTCTGGTTGTATCATACTTTTATGTTAAAAAGTGATTGAACCTGATCCAGTAGTAGACCATGTATAAATTCGGTATCCGTTCGTTATCGTTACAGTAGGAGATCCGGTCGTTGCTGATGCTGCATTGTAGTTTGCAAGATAACGAAGTATTACTATCCCTGATCCACCTGCGCCAGCAGCTCCTGCCGAATATCCACCAGCGCCTCCGCCACCAGTATTTACTGTACCTGGTAAACCCACTGAACCATTGAAGCTACCGCCACCACCAAGTGATGCTGCACCACCACCGCCTCCAGAACCACCCCCAGCATAAGTTATACTAGTTCCAGATATTGATGAATTCGCACCAATACCTCCACCAAGTGCTCCATTATTTAATCCAACTCCACCTGCGCCTCCTCCGCCGCCACCATTTGGTTGCCCTGCGTTTCCTCCTGCAAATCCTTGAGCGCCACTTGATGATGCGGCTGCACCTGCACCAGAAGACCAACCGCCACCGCCACCTGACCCACCTACTAATCCAGCCCCACTACCAGCACCATTACCCCCACCCCCGCCACCGATAGCAGTTATAGCTGCAAAAGTAGAATTACTACCATTAGTTCCGGCTGCAGCAGATCCTGTCGCACCAGCAGGGCCACCAGCTCCTACCGTAATTATAATAGTAGTTCCAGAAGGTACACTATATCCAGTAAATGTACTAAATCCACCAGCGCCTCCTCCTCCACCACCACCATTACTACTGCTTGAACTGCCGCCGCCGCCGCCACCCCCTACAATCAAATAATCAATTGAATAATTTGATGTTACAAATGCATACCATGTGCCGCCAGTCCACATTTCAGCAACATTTGCAGTAGTATTCCAACGAGTCATACCTACAATAGTAGTTCCTGGTCTTTGTGCAGTATTACCAGCAGGCAATGAAAAATACCCAGTGCTAGTGTTTAGTTGATCACTTACTGCTGCTGCTGTAACCGTGACATTACCCCAACTTGAATAAACTCCGTCATTGGTAAGAAATTTTCCAGTATTACCAGTAAATGATGGCAATGAAGTTCCGCCGCTACTTCCGCCGCCGACGAATCCTAGCCATACATTTGATGTATTGTAGAATACAGAGAACACGCCTGAATCGCTATTCAACCATAATGAACCATCTGTTGGACTAGCGGGAGCAGAATTAGCTACAGTTACACTTGCCCCACCGCCACCTGAACTCGCAACATACCAATTAGTACCATTCCAGGCCCAGGTTTGACCGCCAGTGGTAGTAGTTTGATTTACTGTAGGACTGCTTGGAAATGATAATGCCATTTTATTGATACCTATATCTAATTATTACTATGCCACTGCCGCCAGTACCACCATAATTATTTGAATTATAATGAGCGCCGCCGCCGCCGCCACCGCCAGTATTGGTTCCACCATTACCACCAGGGACATTTGTTTGAGATGCTAATGTTCCAACAGTAGCATCCAATCCTGGATTAAGAGCAGACCCGCCACCTAAACCACCACCACTAACTTTAGGTGCGCCGCCGCCGCCGCCGCCAATACCCCCATTACCTGATGTACTAGAATAGCCTGCTCCGCCACCACCACCTGCCCAATAATAGCTAACACCTAATATTGAATTGGCTAAACCAATTCCTCCGTTGGCGGGGTTCTGAGTACCAGGACCACCAGCACCACCACCACCGGTAGGATAGTAGTTGCCTGCAGTATTAGTTCCACCAGCATATCCTTGACCTACTGTTCCAGTTCCAAATGTCGTAGAAGAACCACCAGCAGTACCACCTCCACTACCACCAGAACCAGCAGGAGAACTGTTAGTTGAATATTCTGATGCACCTCCACCTCCGCCAATTGCTATAATAGAAGGTGTTCCAGCTTTAACAACAGTACTATTATCACCATTAGTTCCTCGTACTGATCCTATGCCGGATGGGCCACCAGGACCACCACTACCAACAGTTATGGTGTATGATCCGGACACGAAAATAGAAGAAGCAGTTAAATATCCACCAGCTCCTCCACCACCACCCATATCGGAACCACCTCCACCTCCACCAGCAATAACCAAATATTCAATTGTTGCTGCAGGTGGAGCATCTATTATGTTTAGTGTACTAGATGTAAGGAAAGTGTGTATTTTATAATTCCCGCTGTAAGTGACTGTTCCACCAGTTGCTGTATATACTCCCAAGTATGCCAAGTTAAACCAAGAACTGTTATAATAAGTTTCAAAGTAATTTGTTTGACTATTGATGCGCGATGCCCCATTAGCAGGTGATCCTGGTCGTTGCGCAGTATTACCAGTAGGTATTCCGAGGTAACCAGTACTTGTGTTAGTTTGATCACTTACCGCAGCGGCAGATACTGCTGGTATAATTACGTTTCCCCAACTACTAGTTGTACCGTCTGTAGTAAGAAATCTACCATTATTTCCAGTTTGGGTTGGTAATGCTGGTGGTATAATTATATTTGCCCAGCTAGTATTTGTACCATTTGTGGTGAGAAATTTACCATTATTTCCTACTAGTGCTGGAAACACTGCTAATTCAGCTCCTCCACCGATCGTTGCACTTTTTGCCCAATAATATCCGGTCCACACCCAAGTTTTACTACCAACAGTTACTGATTGGCCTGAATAGGGAGATGAAGGGAATATGATTGCCATAATATCTATTTATTAGAATTGTATAGTGCCACCGATTGTCCAGTAATAATAAGCATAAGTAGCATCTGTTGCATATTGTGGATTACCGGTGACCGTGACACCCGCCATCAACCACAAAGGAATACGCATGATGGTAACACCTGCTTGTCCAGCAACGTTTCCATATGATCCGCCTCCGCCTACTGTCCAGCCGCTGCCGTTGTATGACATGTAATCAGGATGATTAGCCCATTGACCATACATCGCCCCGGCGCCACCAGCGCCAAAATAGCCAGAATCTCCAAATTGTGCGAATTCGACTACATAAGTGCCCGGACCACCTCGGCCACTATGTCCATAACTAAGAGGTACCGCAATGCCAGCATCTCCACCACCACTTCCCCCTGCCCAAAAAGTAGAAATACCTCCTTTAGTACCACCAGCGAAGCCGCTACCGCTAGTTCCACCTTTTCCAGGACCAGCAGTTCCGCCCCCTGCACCGCCAGTTGCGGTAATAATTGTACCCAACGTATTGCCTGTTATAGAAGTAGTGCCGCCTGTACCACCAGAAGTCCAATTATAGTCTTGATTACTATTAAGGGGAGGAGCTGCACCACCACTACCTACAACTATTGTATAAGTTTGTGGATTTGCTGCATTTACTACACCTGTTATGACTTGTCCACCACCACCACCACCGGGTGCCGAGTAATCCGCTTGGTAAGATGGTATTGTTCCCCCGCCCCCGCCCCCGCCCGCTACCACTAAGTAAGTAACATTAGATGCTGTAGTTGACGGCCATATTGCAGCTTGTCTAGCTTGTACAATTTCTGACATTGACCATATGCCAGATGCAGATAATCCAGTAGGATTAACATATGTATTTCTGAGAAGTTTACGACCAAACCTAGACATGATATTAACTAATTATTTCATAACTTGAAACATACTCTATTGCAGAACTTGTCCCACTGGTAACAACTATGCTTTTATCTTCTGTTAAATAAACAAAATTACCCTTATCTATTACCTGTAGTGAAGAATATGCTGGCACTACTATAAGGTAAGCTATTCTATATGCTGTCCCGCCTGCACTTGCTGCTGAATTTACTGAAATAGTAACTGATGCAGCAAAAGTAGTAACATTAGTAGCTGTCAATGAGTTGACCTTAATAAGATTTCCACTACTAGCCGCATTTGAAATTAATGAATTTGCTGTTGTGTTTGCGGGGGCCAAATAAGCCAATCCTGCAGTTATCGTTGATACATTTACTATGTTTGGTGCTGCCATGTTATCCTCCAAATATCATTGCCATTGCAATGCTTTTTCCTGTTGATGTACCAGCACCTGCTGGTCCTGTTGCACCAGTTCCTCCATTTGTACCATTTGTACCATTTGAGCCGACTGGTCCTGTTGCGCCAATTGGTCCGCCACTTGGACCTGTTGCGCCCATAACCCCGTCAGCGCCTGCTGCCTGAACCCAGACTGGAGTAGCGCCTCCAGTAAAGCACATTAGCAAATCGCCAGTTGATGAATTAAGCCACAATGATCCTACTGTAGGACTAGTTGGTGCAGTTTCCGAGACTGCAACCATTATTCTATTATCAATTGCTGTGCCGGTTGTTGTTTTTACCCATGAAGTTCCACTCCATATCCAAGTAGAGCCTCCACTTACGGTAGTTTGATTTAATACTGGACTTAGTGGGAATGATAATGACATTTTATTGATACCTATATCTAATTATTACGATTCCAGAACCGCCAGCTCTGCCACCAGTTCCTCCATTACCAGTATTTGCTGCACCACTTGATTTTAATGAGGAATAAATTGCCATTATTATTTACCGTTTATACATTTGTTAACACCCAACCATTTGCAACATTGTAATACACTAATGTGAATGCTGCACGATTGGAATTAATTGTCAAATCTTCAGCCAATCCTTGAATGTTACTGCTGTTTCTGTTTATAGTTATATTGTAAGTTGCACATGTACCCGTTCCATCTATAATACCAATTGCTTGTCCTAGGGCAGGAGTTGCAGGTAATGTCAATGTTCTTGCTGCACTAGTGTTTACAAGATACTTAGTATTAACAGCTAATGTAATATTTCCAGTAGCTTCCGCATAAGTAGCAGCAGAACCTCCAACAGGAACAAAACTTGCACCATAGGTAGGCCCAGTTATGTCTATCCAATAACTACTTACACCATCATTAGTGTAACGATACACTACATCTGTTGTTGTATTATACCATATATCGCCTATTCCAGGACTAGTTGGCGCATTGCTACTTGATGTACTGGTACCGCCACTTTTTATTACCGAACCATTTGCATAAAAATAGTTATTAGAATAAAAAGAACCAGATGCCACATTTCCAGTTACTGTTAATGACCCGAATGATCCTACCGTATCCGCTGCGCTACTACCCGATACTGAAAATACAGCACCAGTCGGACTAGTTAGTGATATACCATTTGCAGTAGTGCTAATTGTTGCACCACCAATATCTATAGTATTACCACCTACATATAATGATCTAAATCTTGAAGTAGGGCTACCCAAATCATAAGTTAGATTGGCAGAAGGAAGTATATGTCCACTAGTTATATTACCATTAACTACTACATTTGCAAATGTAAAATTACTAGTACTGTCTATTAGCGTGCCGGGTATTTTAGTTAGTGACATACTCTATTTATTTTTTCCAGCGATCACGCTAAACACAAAACTTATACCACTGATAAAGAAGGCCAAACTATATTATGTGGGTCTAGTTGATTAGTAATGTCAGCTAAGGCTTGTATGTACTCATCTAATGCTGCAATTGAATCTACTTGCGGTAAACTTAATCTTTCATTACGATGAAATCTATTATACCGCCATTCTATTTCTGATATTTTAGAATCTCTCGTGTTTCTGATATTATCCCATGCTCTATCAACACCTAAATCTTTCATTAATATAGAGCGTTTTACACCGTCAGGTAAATAATCGTAGGTGTATTCTGTTACTACTAAAGGGGCAGATGATCCCTCTACTAACCAAGCATCAACATCTTGATTATAAGTATAACTTTTACCATTAATAACGGCTACTTGTTCATTTGTTGGGTTTGATGGGAATTTCATATTTTACTTTGTTGGAAACAATTTTGTTGGGAGAGCTGGTATTCTGGTTCCAGCGTATACCATTGTTGGAATTGTGCTAACTACTGTAGTTTCATATCTAGCCATCATTGAAATTCGGAGATCTTGTATAAATCCAGACCAGGATGTAGTTGCATTGTCATAATAATCAGCTCCTACCTTAATATTTACAGTAGAGAAATCATTATATAAATCTTGAGTCGGGCCACTTGCTACAGAATAGGTTGCACTATGACTTCCAATTAACACGGCTGTTTCTACTCCATTAACATAAAAAGCCCAATTCATAGCTCTGCGCACTAATGCTAGGTGATCAAATCTGCCGGAGCTTGCAGTAGCACATGCTACTCCTGAATAAATTATTGCCCAGACATTATTCACATTTGCCCATTGGAATTTCCATTCGCCAGTTATTGGAGAAACTCCTACTTTAAAATTGTCATCAGCGAAACTATATAACCAGTTACCAGTAGTCGCATCAAATCCTTCACCTCCAGCAGCAGCATCCCACCAAGTGGCCCAACACTCTATCGTAATATCAGCGTACCTTGCGCCGAGATTATCTTCAAACCAAGAGTGCCCTAACCATTTTGTTCTATTCACAAATGATGTTTCTTTATTTGAGAATTTTAAGCTACCGGAACCAAACTTTTTATATTGATATGAAATCTGATTGCCATATGAATAGTTGCCCATTGATGATGTAAGTTCTGGGAACGGTACTTGTGGTTTAATCAAAGTATAGGTATAACTATCGTAACTGAATGCACCAGTGGGCACAGTATAAACACTAAGGTCATTTGTATATCTTGGTGTTGTTGATATTCTTATTTCCGCCATACCTTGAGTGTTAGCCCTTAATCTGTATGTTGTCCAAGTCTTTGTCCCGCCTGACGGAAATCCAGTATCCTGAGCAACACGATATCCATTACAAAATAAAGCCATTTTAAATGTGGCTAGTGGGTTAAACACCACTGCTATATGATTCCAACTGTGAGCTTGGAAACGTGAGAGATCCCACGTACCAGATTGAATTCTATATTCACTACCGGCTCTCCACATTGAAAAAGACACATATCCATATCCTGGATAATGAGTTCTAAGTTGAAATCCTTCACCAGCATTACCATTATATAAATGAGTATATTGAGTAGGAGAACCGGTACTAGTCTGTGTTCCATATACCCACATTTCAATAGTCCACGGCTTTGCCATCCGTGTTATCCAAGAAAAAGTATTGTTAGTAGAATCTGTGTACGAATACATATCTCTAGCAATAAATCCAGCATTACTATCTGAAGTATCTGCTAGGATACGAGTAGTACTATCCCAATTGTTTCCAGAATAAGGAGATTTGTTTGATACATATACCTCATAACCACGATTATTCGCTATATCCCAATATACTTTATTATTTCTACCTGAATAATCGTTTAATATAGGTTGATTGAAAGTTAACACAACACAATTGGTAATTGCAAGTAACCCAGTGGTTGGTACATTAAATGTCATGGGATTTGTTAATCCATCCGCATATGCAGCAGAACCATTTAGTACTCTGAAATCTGCTAACCAAGCATAAATGCCATTTGCATATTGTAAACTTGGATAGCTACCATTACCAATAGAGAAGAGCCCGGGACAATTTATAGTTCCGTTGAATCTAGATTCTGATATTCGTTTACCGTTTATGTACAATGCCATTGATCCAGACACACGCTGAACACACACATGCATCCATTTCATTGTAAGTTGTCTTGTTGATGGTTCTGATGTAATAGAGTCGGTTAATACTACTTTTCCATTAGTCCATACTTCAATAGTACTTAAACCGGACAATCTAATTGTAATACCAGTATCACTGAATATACTTCTGGTATCCAAAATATAGCGGTATGAAGTTTGTTCGCTCCAATGATACCTATTACAGTGCCAGAATTCTATAGAGAAGTCTCCGGTTCCAAAATCTAAATCTCCAGATGTTTTATCAACAACTATTTTATTTGAAGAGCCGTCATAGAAGTATTGACTATACCCATTACGAGAAGTTGGTGATTTTCCACCTACTCTAAATTCAGAATTTACCAATATTGGTGCTAGCCGACTTTGACCATAGTCTACCCATTGATTATTGTTAGATGTTGGAGGATTAGTTCCAGTAGTGCATACTAACAAAGATGTAGTACCCGATGAAGTCATACTAGCATCTAACAAGGTTTGATCTGCGGTAAAGTTTGACGAATATATTGCAGAAGTAGATAACCGTAATCCACATATTTTACCACCAAAATTACTACCATCGTCCGTAGGTCTTGATGCAAATAAAGTTAATGGATTTGTTTGATTATAATTTGATGACACTGTGCCGGTATAAACAACTTTACCATTAACATACATAGAAAATCCATTTGCTGCAGTACTAGTTCTTACTGCAGCAATATGATACCAACCACATGAATATATTGCTTGGGCTGGTCGCAAAACGGCAGTTCCTAAAGTAGTAGTGTATGTGCCTGATGTTAATGAAGAAGATACCACAAAACTAAATGTAGTACCGGTAAGTACTGTAATAGCCCAGGTTCCATTTAATTTTATTTGCTCAGTAGTAGTTGCCCCACTGATATTGAGATAATCTCCGGTTTGCCAACCAGTAGTAGAAGCTACTGTACCAGTAATGGTAGTAGTCCCAACTGAAATATAATTAGTGATAGTTCTAGTAAGTCCGTCAGCAGATGCGTTAAATGTTACTGCATCATCATACCATACTAACTGGCCGTAATAATTTACGGCTAATGCCCATCCTGTTGTTCCTGCAGTAGCAATTACCCCTAATCCTTTACCAACAATATTATAGAAAGAACCGTGATATGATGGAAGATATATCCAAGCCTCAACAGTAAAAGCACCTGTGCCAAATTTTAGTGAATTATTTCCTGATTTAATGTCATATATTACTGAATATCTATAGTAATCTGATGCTTCTGCGCAATGACTTCCATGTCCAGTAAGCATAGCGGAATTATCAATAAAAGGAGAATCAATTCGTCGTGATCTAGTAGTATTATCATTTAGATTACCATTTGGAATGGTATATACATTACTATGATTAAATGATGTCATCGGCAACGAATATAAAGCTGAACCCATTGACAATGCAACAGTAGGTTTAGTGAACGCACCTGTATAAATGGCGGACCCAGATATTCTTATATCAGTAAGCATCCCACCAAAGAATGTACCAGCAGTCAAGACTCGGTCTCGTCCAATATTCAATGTATTATAATCAGAAAAATCACCAGTTGATGTTCCAGTAATAACTAATACACCATCAACATAAATTTTCAATCCTTGAGAAGCAGTATTTGTTCTGACAACAGCAACATGATACCAGGTATCAACAACTAATGAACTTACTCCAGTAATGGTTGCTGCAGAAACGGCATCATAATAAAACACCGCATTTGTGGTAGTAATACCGATAGTCCATCCAGTACCTGCAGTTACACCGAGCTGACCGCCTTTACCCATAATATAATATTGAGTAGCATCGTTACGCATGAGTTTAATCCAGAATTCTATAGTGAATGCTGATGTACCAAGTCGTAATGTTGGGATATCGTCAACTTTATAATACCCTATTTCGCCAAAATGTGTTGCCCAATCTTGATATTTAGGACCAAAATATGATGGTACTATCGTACTATCATATCTAGTGTCTGCCAGGTATTCATCCCAACCATTAGAACTTTTATCTTTCAATAAATGATCAGTATACTCTGGGACTCCAGATATATGCAATGCAACAGTATTTAAAAAGGGATCAAAATCTCCATCATATACTATTGTTGCGGCGGCTGTTGCAGTTGAACTATTTGCTACAGCAGATGTTTTAACTGTTTGTTTGCCTACTAGCTGTCTACTTGTCGTTTTTATTGACATGTTATGCTATCTCGCTACCAAATAATGAAAAACTAATATTTCCTGAGGTTGATACCACAGTAACTATATCAGTTGTAGCCAATGTCATACCAATAGTCAGGGTAAGTGAATCATTTGACGAAATTACTGTATCATACATTAAATAATGTTGTACAGCTAGTGCAGCGCCTGCTGGTCTAACTGCCACTCTAAAAGAAGAACTAGCTGATCCTCTATTACAAATAACTAATGTTGAAGCAACTGTACTAACAATGCTAGGCACTGTATATAGATTAGTATTAGTTGATGCTGCTGGGCTTGACTGTCCCAATACTTTGTATATTATTGTCATAATTTTTTACTCACATTCCTGCTAACATAAATGGGCTTATGATATCGCCTGTTCCACCTGCTATAGTACCTGGCTCCCATTGATTAGTAAAGGCATTCCAAACTAATGTTTGACCGTTCGTGGGTGGAGTTGATGCCGTGTTAACATCGGATAATGCATTGATGTTAACACTACCAATTTTACTTGAGGTAATTGCCCCGTCGTTTATATTGGTTGTTTGTATTTTTGTAGTCATATCTGTATTTAGTTTTCTTATAAAATCTATTATAGTAAATTAAATTGATTTAGGCTTCTAATAGTTTCCATCCGTATGTGCTATTAGAGTAAATCAACCCAAAGCTGGCATGTTGTCTAGTAACTACTAAATTACTAGCAACTCCTTGAATTTTATTTCCATTTCTTGCGATTGTGAGATTGTTCACATTGAAAGTTCCTGCCAAATCATTAATTCGTATTATAGCACCTAATGATGCAGTGGCAGGTAATGTTACTGTTATTGGTTGTGTTGTAGTATTTACAAAATAACCATATCCAACTGCTAACGTTGTGTTAATACTAGTTATTGTCCATGCAGTTCCAGATACTGTAGTAGCAGTATCTGCTGCTAGTTTTCGTACTTGAATGACGGAACTTACTGTAGGTGGAGTTATAAAAGTTACATTTTGTCCAGTATATGTATAATCTACGCCGGGTGTTTGTGTTACTCCATTATCAAATATTATTAGATTATCTACAGAATATCCGGTACCTACCGTGAAATTGGCTGTTGTGCCGTCACCATTAAATATACTAGTTGATGCGATTACGCCGCCGCCTGCCCCTGAGCTAACTGTACCAGGAATCCATTTAGCAGAATTACTATTCCATAGTAAAGCTTGGCCTTCTAGTGGAGCTACCGAAATAGTGTTTACATCGTATAACGTATTGAGTGATAAGTTACCAGTTGTTATAGTACTATTTCCTAGCTTTCGTATCTGAATAGATGAGCCTGATGATGGTGGGGTAATAAATCTTACATTTGCGCCCGTGTATGTATAATCTACATACGGGGTTTGTGATACTCCATTATCAAATATTATTAGAGTTTCAGAAGAATATCCAGTGCCTACTGAAAAATTAGCAGTTATCCCGTCACCAAAGAATAGGGCAGAAGTAATTCCAACTTCGCCGATACCACCTGGACTAACTGATCCTGGTTTCCAGAATCCAGAAGCACTATCCCAAACTAGAGCTTGTCCATTAACTGGGGCAGTAGTAATAGTGTTTACATCATTTAGATTACTAATTGATAGATTTCCACTTGCTATTGCACTATTGCCTAGTTTACGAATTTGAATTATTGAGCTAACAGCGGGTGGAGAAACAAAAGTTATATTTGATCCCGAGTATGTATAATCTACTCCAGGTGTTTGTGTTACTCCATTATCAAAAATTAGTAAATTATCAACTGAATAACCAGTACCTACT